CGCAGCAACGCCGGCTCTGTAGTTGCCGGTGGTCACCGTGGTGAATCGCTTGTTGGTGTCGTCCCAGTTGACCTGCTGGCCCTCGGTCCAGGCCTGCGCGGACAGCTTGGCGTGCTCAACGACCCCCGTGCGCACGCCGGTGAACAGTTCGCCCGTGGCCGCGGTGATCGTGGGAATCACGAGGATGTCGCCGATCTTGACGCCGGTGCCGGCGGTGACGCCTGGGGACGGCGCGGTGAAAGTCACCACGTCGCCGGGCTGCACAAACGTTTTCATGTTCGCTCTCTCCTGCGAAAGTAGTTACTCGTCGTTCGCTAGCCCGCGTTACGCGCCGGGGTTCTTGTAGAGTCCGCGGTGGTCGATGACCTTGGCGGCGAAGTCGTGACGGCACTTCACTTCAAGGCCGTCGACGTCGAACCCGATACGGCTCTCCACCATCGGACCTTCTTCGCCCTCGAGCGAGCCGTACTCGATGATGTCCACCTGTTCCGGCGCAGCGGCCAAATACCACGCGGTCGCGCTGCCGGCGACCGCCCCGATGCCAACTTCAAGCCGTGGCTCGGAAATCACCGACAGGCGGCCGGCGAAGGGGTTCACATTGCTCGACTGCGCGGCCACGATGTTTGTGCTGACGAACTGATCGGCGATCGTTTCCTTCGCCGGCGGCACGATGAGATACACCGGGTTGATGTTCAGGAGCGTGGACGCGTCGAGACCAGTCTGCTTGCGCATGGCCGCACGGCCCGTGCCAATCGAGGTGATGTCGATCGCGGTACCCGAGCCCGCCAGGTTGCCGTGGGTCGCATGGAACAACGCGACGCCGTCACCCATCGCCCCGTTGGCGAGGATCTGCGTCCACACCAGGTTCGACTCGAGGTTGCGGGCCGCTCTGCCGAACAGCATCGGGATGCGCGAGAACGCGTCGGTGTCGTCGTTGACGAGCGCCTTGCGCGTGATCGCGAAGATGCGGCCGTAGGTGGCGAGCTGGAATTCTTCCTTCCCCTCGCCGATCGTGCCGCGGGTGAACTCGCCGTGCTCGTCCACCTTGAGCAGCTGCGGGGCGTCGCCGATCTGCAACCGCTTCACGGCCTTGAAGTCGGGCAACGTCACGCGGCGCGAGATCGCCGTGAACGTCTGCGGCGCCTCCTCGTAGGCTCGACGGAGCGTCTTGCTCGTCACGTCGGCCAGTAGCAGCGCGAAGTCCGAGGACGTATGCATGCCGGCCCGCACCTGGAGGCCGAGGGCGAGGCCGGCGAGCTCCATCTTCGAAAAGCCCGTGGTGCGAATGCCCTGCGCCTGCAGGAACACGCGCCCGGTGTCGAGCAGTGTCATGCCGCGGTACTGGCGGCCGACATCTTCGAGCTTGAACCAGGTGGGCGCGACGCGATGCAGAATCGCGTTCTCGATGCCGGCGCGCACATGCACGAAGGGGTCCTCACCGGTGGTGATCTGGGCGGCCGGACCTGACCCCGCCCGCGGCCCGTGATGCGACGCATCGCGCCTGGCCATCTCGTCGAACACCTTCCGCTGCGCGTCGACCAAGGTCACCTTGTCGGAGATCAGACGATCCGCGAAGGACTGCGGCAACCGGGCTGCACGGCAGGCCTGGAGGATGCCCTGGCACCGTTCGCGTTCGGCGTCGGCGCCGAGGTCGCGTTCGTTGGGTTCGTCGTCTTCGGCCGGGTCCTCAGCGTTGCGACCCGTCGTCGGGGCACCGGGATCGAGCGGATCACGCTCGAGGAGAGTTTCGGACTGCGAGCGTGTGTCGGCTTCGAGCTCGCGAATCTGTTGATCGAGGAATTCGACCTCGGTCATCTTCGCGTCGAAGGCGGACCGGGCCTCGTCGTTCGCGAATGACCCGTCACGGCCTTTCAGGGCTTCGGCTTCCTTGAACAGCTTGGCGCGCTTCTGTCGCAGTTTCTTCAACATCGTGGTCTGCTCCCTACGCGACCCGCGCCCGCGCGAGTCTGAAACGACGATTTCGGTCCTCATCGATCGCCATCGCCCGCACGATGACGCACATGTTGGTGCTGCTCTTGTCGCCGCTGCGGACCTTTGCCCCGGCATCGGCCGGCATGGGCACCATCGAGATCTCGTACGGCTCCCAATCGATCGCGGTGCGCACTGGCAATTTGTTGCCTTTGCCGGCGTCCTCTTCGAACTTGTGCACGCGGTAGCCGACACTGACGCAGGTGATGATGCCGTCGCGGACATCGCCCCAGATCGGCTCGACCGCCTCGCGCTTCGAGAAGCGAACCCTCGCACGCGCTTCGCTGGCCGTCAGCTTCACGCTGCCTGGTTCCACGACGCCGATCTGGTCGGTGATCGAATAGGCGCTGTGCGCATCGAGCAGAGGCGCGCCAGAATTGAGCCGCTCGAGGCGGATATGGTCAGGCTTCAGGGAGAGCTTTTCGAGGTACCGCTTGCCAGTCCACCAGTCGAACCGCTCGACCGCCGCGCCGGTCGAGAATACGAGCTCGACGCTGCGATTCTCGTCGTCGATGCTGCGGACAGCGGCGCGGCCACACAACGGCAGGATGTCGACGGTCTGCGGCGCAGTCGAGCCTCGCATGCATCTCAGCCTGCCAGCAACTGCTACTGTCTGCCCCCCGCAAAGTTCGCGGGGTCGCAGATTTTGCGGGGGGGGTGTCACCAAATCGTCGGCATTGAGGGCGCGTTTGGCGCGCGAAGCCAACCTTTGCGATGAAGGATTGAGATGAATTCTTGGGCCCTTGAGTGATGCACGTTCAAGCGCCGAGCCACGAACGACCCTGGGCACGGTTCGCCGGTCGCGCGCCAGTATTCAACGATGACGTTCAGGGCCGCTTGCTGGCGGCCTGTCAGTTCAACGTGCTGATGAGCGACGCTATTCATCGTTGGCGCTCCCGCGGTGCAGCTCCTTTACGACGACGTTTCCCAGCTGACTGCTGTTTGGCGCGACGTCGATCCACGACGCGGCGTTGACCTGGCGATGGTCCCGGCACATCGCCGCGGTCAGACACACTACCAGGCAGGACCTGAGTGTTCCGGTCCGATCGCCTGATCACCGTCGCGCCCACGCCGACGGTAGCGGCCGCCGTTCTTCGACCACATCCTCATCGTCATCAGGTGTGGGCAGTTGCTGCGCCTGTCCGGCCTGTGTCATGCGGCGCGGGTCGCTGTCGAGCACAAGACCGAGGCTGTCGAGCTTTGCGTTGTCAGCCGCCATCTCGACGAGGAGATCGTCGGGATCGTAGCCACGCTCGCGAATGGCCTCGGAGAGTGTCTGGATGCCGCAGCGCACGTTGCGCATATACGCGAGGCCCTCTTTGTCGGGCTCAATCATCGGCATCGGCGGCGCCGACCAGCGCGCGCCGAGCACGCGGTCGACGCTTCCCATGACCGTCGCCGCTTCCATCGCCCACGTCCAGGCGGGTGCGCAAAACTGCGGCACCAACATGCGCCAGCGCCAATCTTCCACGGCCGCCCAGTGCCGCAACCGGGACATCCGAGCGGCCGAAAACGGGAGCTCGGTGTAGTCACCGGTCGTATCCTCGTACGTCACGCCCATGCCAGCCGCCATCGACCGCAACACGGTCTGGGCGTAATCGGAGTACTCCCTCACGGTGGGTGGTTGCACCACGCTGACGTTGCGCCCGGGCGGAACGTTGAGAATCATCCCTGGCTCGAGGCTATCCAGCCCCGGATTGCTGGTGTCGTCTGCCGTGCCGAGCGCCGCGGCCGACCCGTCGACGTCACTCGTGATCACCGCCAAGCAGGCAGCAATCTTCTGCTTCATGAGGGTGGCGTCTTCGTACTCGTCGAAATCCTTGAAACGCAGAAGGACAGGGGCAAACCACGACGCACCCCGAACCGCCCCGGCGCGCGTCGGCTTGAAGACGTGGAGAATCCCGTCAGCCGGCACACGCTGTGACGCGCCAGACACCCAGGCGTGATTGCCAGGATGCTCTGGAAAGAGCCAGTAGGCTGCGCGCCGCCCAATCGCATCGAACTCGACGCCATAGACGATGCGCCCGCCGTTCGATAACCGAACGCCATCTTTGGCCGTGTCCAGATAATCAGGCTCGAGCACCTGCAGCTGGAGCGGGATGGGCAGGTTGTCTTCGGGACGGCGGAAGCGCCGGCGGATCAAGACTTCGCCAGACTCCACGACCGTGCGCATCACCAGTTTTTGCAAGCCGTAGAAATCATTCCGGCCGTCCGCGTCACACGCGGTCGTGCCGGCCCAGGCGTTCCAGGTCTCCTGTGCGCGCCGGTTCATCGGCTGCGGCTTTGCGACAATCCCCCAGCCAACGGTGTGATTCACGATCGTCGTCAGAATCGACTCGGCGTACGAGGTGTTCCGCACCAAGTCCCGTGCGACATCACGCAACTTACCCACGTAGGGCGCAGTGGCCGCGTTCGCGTCGGTGGATGAGCGCTTCCACCCTTGTGTGCGACGACCGGAACCCGCGCCTTCGTAGTATCGAAGCACGAGCTCGGCCGCGAGACGGGCGCGCACGCGCTTCAGTTGCCATTGAGGCGCGACGAGGCCCACCGCGCGATCGACCCAGGTCCGCCGCGTCGACGGTGTCGGCATTGGTCTACACGCCCTTTGAGGTGGTCGCCAATCGCGTTCGAGACCGCCCACTCGCGAATGCGACTTCCGCCTGCATCACGGACAGCAGCTGCAGCATCTCGGCGATCGAATTGAACTGAACCGATTGGTCACCAAAGGTGATGACGCGAGCGCCGCGGCCGGCGCTGATGGCGGCCTTCAATTGGTCGATGTCGCTCTGCGTCCAGGCCACGGCGAATGCGTCGAAGGCAGGATAAAAGAATCTACACCTCGGCGCTTGGGTTTGTGCCGTCGATGCATTTAGATGCGCGAGATGCACGTTCCACGGGAAACGCGCGACGCGCTTCCTCAATCGGAATCCGCCACTGACGGCCCACCCGGACAGCATGAAGCGATCCGTCGTCAATCATTCGGTGGAGCGTCCTCGCGTCAACCATCAGATAACTCGCCAACTCCGGCACCGTCACGAAGGGATAGTCGTGGGTCACCAGATCGACCAGTGCCGGCCGCTTCTTCATGGCCTTATCCCCCGCAACCACGATCCGCGGCGCGGCGCGAACCACGGCGCGGCGCGTGGCACCGGTGCAGACATCTGCACCACGGATCCGGCGGGCTCCGTTTCGGTTGCCCCCTCGAGCGGCAACTCAAGGAATCCGGGGTTTCTTCGAGGGCCCTGCAAGCCATCCACCCCGAGAGCTCGCTCGAGCGCCACCCAATCAGACTCTCGAAATCGGTCGAGGCCGACAATCGCCGCCGCGGCACGCGCATACACACGGGCATCGAGAAAATGGTTCTCGCGGCCGGGGAGAAGCTCCCACACCGACACGCTGAAACCGCGCGTCGAGCGATGGGTGACCAACTGCTCGGCGGTGAGCTGCTTGAAGTACTCCTCTCCGTATTCGGGGAAGTGACAGTATCCAGGCGGATAGGGTCGCCCCTCAGTCATCGCTTCAGACGTCGGCGGTTGCAGGGCAAGCCACCCATAGAGTTCGCTCTTGGCGAGCGTGGTGGCGATGGGCCACACCTTGTAGCCTCGCTTCAGCTTTCGGCCCGAGACCGTAACATCGACGGCCGACGGCGCGCCGATCAGCACATGGGCCGTGGGCACACCGCGCACGGCCACAACGCGCGACATCGGATGCCGACGCGCCCAGCTGTAGACGATTTGCGTGTTGTAGCCACTATCCACGGCCAGCATCCCGATCGCGAGCTCGCTGCCGCTGGCGTGCGCGTAGCGCCTGGCAAGCAGCGCCTCGAGTTTCAGCCAGGGGCCTTTGTCCGTTTCATCGGAGGTATCGCCAGGCAACACCGCGGCCTCGATCGACCAGGAGGATTTGTCACGTCCCCACCCAACAATTTCGTAGATGAGTCGATCCTTCTGCACGTCCACCCCCGCTGTCAGGAACAGCACTCCATCCGGGCACGTGCCGAGGGCGTACGAGTGACGGCGCTGATACAGCCGATCCCATTCGGGCGCTTCCCCTTCGTCCTTCCACGTCGCCCCCAGCAAGGTGTTGACGACGGTTTTCAGCGACTCCACTCCCTTGCGCTTCGCTTCCACGTACTCGCGGGCGATCTGCGGCCAGGTGGCATTGGGCGAAAAGCTGTACGCCGACCAGATGTGAAAGCTGGCATGGTCGGTGAACGGCGGCGGCGCCGGGGCATTAGGGAATTGCGCGTGCGGGCCTGGGCGCCAGACGCCGGCGTGCACCATGTCGCGCTTGTGTTTGTGTTCGATTTCCACCCCGCACTCAAGGCAGACGTACACGGCCAAGTCGGGGCGATGCTTCGGCCAGTGGAGACGCTCGAACACCAGCACCTGGAAGAACCCGCAATGCGGGCACGGCACGTAGTAGCGCCGCTGGTCGCCGGCGTAAAACAGCGCTTCGATGCGGCTCGCGCCGGCGATCGTCGGCGTGCTGCCGGCGATGATCTTTCGATCCCAGTACGTCTCGCTGCGTCGGATGGCCAGCTGGACCTGGTCGCCCTCGACGCCCGCGCCACTCACCTTGTAGCCATCTGGCTCATCGAGGATGACGACCTTACGGGAGACGCGACGAAACCCACGAGGGCTGTTGGCGCCGACCATCGACAGCAAACCGCCACCACGAAACTTCTTCAGGAGAATCGTGTTGTCGCTGTCGCGCGTCTTCACGTCAGGCGCGATCTCCGCGAGCACCGCGCAATCGCGCAGCATCGGCGCGATTTCTTCCTTCGAGTACCCCTCGGCGTCCTCTAGCGTCGGCTGCACCACCATGATGGGGCACGGATCCTGATGCAGGTAGTAGCCGATCGCCGCGTTGATCATCTTGGTGTAACCGACGCGGGCGCTCTTCATCACCGTGACCTGGGTGATCATCGGGTCGGTGATCGCATCCATGATGGCGCGCTGATACGGCAACGTGCGCCACCGGCCAGGCTCGGCGGATGATTCCGGCGACAGATAGAAGTGCTCATCGGCCCAGGCCGACAGGTGCATGCGCCGCGGCGGCCGCCAGGCCTGCTGGGCGCGCGAGAAGATGGCGTCGATCGACGGCACGGGCGCGGCCGAGGCCGGGGCGGCAATCACGACGCGACGGCCGCCGTCGTCGGCGCTTTGGCGAGCTCGTCGAGCGCCTCGCGCACCAGCGTATCGAGCCGCGCCACGTCTTCCAGGCTGAGATGCGGCAGCTGCGCCTTCGCCTTCCGCGGCAGCGCCAGCAACCGCGTGCGACAACGCGCGAAGGCCTCGGTGATGCGCTTCTCCACTTCGCGCGCGTCGACGAGCTCGCCGATGCGCCGGCGATATTCGAGCTCGGCGAGCCGCGCCTTCATGTCCTTCTCGAGCGCCGCCGCCTGGCTCAATGACAACGTGCCCGGTTCGCTCTCGCGGAGATCTCGACGTGCCGGCGCATCCTCCTCGTCGCTCGTGGATTCCGGCTCGAGGGCGAGCGCACCCTCAGGGCCAGCAACGACGTCGGCGCGCTCCTTCACGTACGCCGGCGCTTTCGTGAGATCGGTGCGCGCCGCCCATTCCTGATCCGCGAGGCCAATGTCGGCGATTTTCGGCCTGCCAGCGGCGTCACGCACGACGCTGCGGCTCAGACGGCCGCTCTTGACCGCTCGCACGACCGAGGAAGGATTGAGGCTGCGCAGGCGAGCGTATTCGCGCAACGACAGCGGCACGGCGGCGGCGGGCGCCGCTGGGTGGCCTTCAGCACGACTGTCGTGGTGATCCACTTGATCCTCGATCCCAACGCTGTTGCTACTTGCGACCTTCACTGCCTAGCAAAATCTTGCGGCCACGTCTCCCCGCATCTCAGAGCGCGGTGAAGAACCTAAGCCACCCCAGCCCCCGGCCTTGAAGGCTTGGGCTTCAACGGCAGCCGTTCTTTCGGTAACAGTTCCTTCCGCTGGATGACGCGATACACACCATTCATGGCCCAAGCCATCACGACAACGTCCTTTGGAATCTCACCCGCACGATTAATCCCCAATCGACGACGTAAATGCTGCAGGAACGCGGCATACCTCCGCTGACAAGCCACGCCGCAGTAGCACTCCTTCGGATAGCCAAGGAAGTCATCGCCGCACGCACGGCAACTCTTTGCCACCCTGCAGGATTTCACACGTCGTGGCAGGGGCGCATCGACCGAGCCGGATGCCCAGCAGATCCCACACGTCTTTCGCGCGTGCGATGTTCGGGACCCATCACGTTTAAACCATCGGGTAAAGGTATTGCCACATGCGCATCGGGCGGTTGTCTGCTCGATTAGAAGACGTGATCTCAGAGGCTGCTTCTGACGCCAAGTACGGTTGCATTCGCACGCCTTCTCACGCCGCCGGCTCGAAGCGCACGCCCTACAGAACTGCTGACCGCAGCGAGAGGGACGCGGTAAGCCGCACTGACGACAGGGCCTAGGAGGTTTCGACGCATGGCGTCGGGCAGCATACTCACGCGCTTTCTCACGCCGCCGGCTCGACGCACACGCCTTACAGAACTGGCCACGGCGAGAGGGACGCCTCACGCCGCACCGCAGACAAGGCCTCGGCAGGACCTTCGACGCTCTCGCCTCCGGATTCCGGTGCCATCGTGGCCAACCACGGCGCTCTTCCCACTCGTTGCGGGCGACATCGCTGTTACCAATCTTCGGCCCGCACGCCGTGACAACGACCGACGCTGTGGTCAGCCGACCTCTTCTCACCGCGTCAACCACTACCGAAGGCGACACACCCAGCTCTTTAGCGAATCCCCGCAACGACAGCAAAGCCATGGCTTGCCTTTCTCACTCGCTCAGTTGCAGGACCTGGTCACCATTGCCATTTTGCCGACGCCCCCAACGATGCTGCATCTCGACAACCTTCAACATCTTTCCGCCGGCATTACAGACAGCGTTTGCGATCTGTGGCGTCACCGCGCCCGAGATCACATCACTCATTAGCGCCGACATACCGGCTGCAAAGTCCTGACTCGTGCGCACTCCGCGATCGAAGATCTCGCTACTTCGAGGGCTCTTCTCAAGAGCACTCGTTTTCTGATTTCGCTTTGCCATAACCAAATCTCCACTCATTTAGCGACCGGAACTAGCCCCGGTCATTGCTCCCATCGCCGGCGTGCGCGCGCACGCTGTGATGGCAGCAGCGTGGCCTGAGCGTCGTCGTCGGTGTCGACCGCGCGACGCTCAGAGGGTGCCACCCCCATCACGTCACGTGTGCCGCGGCAGACTGGGTAACGATGGCACCCCCAGAACCGTGAGCCGTCTCGCCCGTTCTTACGGGACGTCATCGGTCCGCCGCAATCGGGGCACTTCACGCTTTCGATTACCACGCTAGGCCCCGGCCTCTGCCTCGCGCCGCGCGGTGCGTTGCAATCGGTCAATCTCCGCAGCGATGAGAGCTCCGGCGATCACCAGCATGCGTATGCGCCGTTGAAGGGAGAGCGTGACGTTGTCCACGATGCCTGCACCTCGGTCGTCGTCGTACCGCTCTCGCTTGTCATTGCACCCGTCCCCCTCATCCCATGGCCACGGGTCGCGCAACTGAATGTAGGTGTGGATCCGATCGTTGCAGCTGCCGGCCATTCCGTAGATGTCGTCCGGCTCTCCAAACTCGTAGACGCGCACAGGGGCGGCGTAGCAGACCGCTGCGCGCGCGAGCTCGCATCCCTCGTGGACGTCATCGTGTGTTGCCGTCCAGCCCTTTACTTCGACTTGGCGCCGCCGTTCGTCGGCGATCAGTTCCACTCCGCTCTTTTCGCTCATGCCGCACCTTCGTCCTTCCAGGGTTCAAAGCGCGTTTGTTCCTTCACGAAGTTCAGCTGCACGGTGCCCGTCGCACCGTTGCGCTGCTTCGCCACGATGACCTCGGTCAGGCCAGGATTCTTCGGCACCTTCTCGTAGTACTCGGGCCGGTGCAGCAGCATCACGACGTCGGCGTCTTGCTCGAGCGCACCGGACTCACGCAGGTCCGACATCTGCGGTCGCTTATCGGATCGCGCCTCCGGCGCACGTGAGAGCTGCGAGAGCGCGAGCACAGGCACATCGAGCTCCTTGGCCAGCGCCTTGAGGTCTTGACTGATGCGCGCCACGGCTGTCTGCCTATTCTCGGC